CCAGCAATAGTTTGAGATGAATCTAATAACTGTTGCGGCACTGTTGTAGTATTGAATATATTTTCATCAACATCAACTGTAGTTTGAAATACTACTTTTTTTACCGAATACATTTTTTTAAGAGTTGATTTTCTTGTTTCTTGTTCTGAAAGAAGTGTACCCATTACTGTTAAAGGCATTGTAGCTCTAACTAATCTATCTTCTCCGACTGTGTTTACTGTTTCAAAACTTATACTTCCAATAGCAGTAGCAAATTTATTTGCTTCGTTTCCCCAAGCAAATCTACCATATGGCATTATTTGATCTACTAAATCATTCATTTGCGTAGTAAAATCACACCAAAGCATCATGTCATATTCTATATTAACGTATTTTGGAACATCTACAACATATATTTTTTGTGAATGTTGAGGTTCGTTAACGGGTATAGGAAACAATTCATCTTGATATCTGTTTCGTTCATTGTATTTAGTTCGATAAATTAATTGATTTCCTGCTTGTGGTCTGTTAACGTCGAGTGTTCTTGTGTTATCTCGTTCTTGCATTGAATTGCGTTTAAGCATAATTAAGGGAGATTGAAGCATTCCTTTTTCATCGCGAATATATCCTAATCTACGAACATTATCCCATTTTTCTCCATTAGAAAATATTACAGGAACGTCTATTAAATTTTTATTTGCAGTTATTTGTGGTTGTATTTCGTTTTCAATATACCATTTGATTGCGTAATCAATATCAAATACAGTACGTTTAACTGTTCGTATTACGTCATCATCGCGTCGTATTTGCTCTGCTCGATTTAATAAAGGATCATTAAATATTCCTTCTGTGCGTTTAGGATTAGGTTTATTTGTTTTACGATCTATATTTTGTCTGTTTTGTCTAGGCATTATTTGGCTCCATATGCTGGAGAATTATTATTGCCTCCAAATCTAATATCTCGAATACCTTGTGGTGTTTGTCTTGTTGCATGAGCATCAACTACAATTGAAACACTGTATCCATGACTATCTCCATTAGGCCAAGTATCTGGATTCTTTCCGGCAAAATATTGATTTGCGTCTACGTTGTCTACTTCAAAATATTCATTGTCCCAAAACACAATATCTCCAACTTCAGGATAAAAATCTGCTTTAACTAATATATCACGAGATATTGCAAATTTAGAAGAACGTGTATATGTATGACCATAATCATCCATTGCAGAATTTTTATCGTCTTTGGTAATTAAACAAGGTATCAATATAGAATCATAATATGATTTACTTTCAGACTCTCCGTATATATTAGAATTAGAAGATTCTACTACTAATTTATAGAATTCAATTTCCGTGTCAATGACTGCGTTTAATAATTCTGAATTTATAGTAGCTAAAAATTTAGCATCTCGTTGTCCTCCAAACAGTGCCATATTTTACCTCCTATCCTACATATATTTTTAATGGAACTTTTCCTAATATTTCCATTTGTTGTGTTGCTTCTGCATTTTGTCTTGTTAACATTTGTTCTTTAGTTAACTTGTCTAAAAACTCTTTAAGT